GTTGCTAAATACGTTGCCGGCATTGTTCATAGGATTTGCCGCCGTATAAATTGGGCGCCCGGTGCTATCTGTTGCTCCGAGAAGTAGTTGCCATTGTGAACCATTGGCTATGTAGTTATTAGCGAAATAACCAGTAGCTTCATAAACCAAACGTGCAGCCTCTGATGTGTAGCCAATAATTCCCGCTGATGTTGCAGCCTGTGCAGTTGTAGCAACTGTTCCCGCAGTAATTAGCGCCGCGTTTACTGTTGTATCGATAGTCTTTAGGTAAGCGTTTTGTAGTTGGTTAGTCAATTCGCTAAAGAAGTTGCCATCACCATATCCGCGCTCTAATAGCTCGATGCTGATCGTGTTCATACCTGAGTACTTTGAAACTGTACCTGTTAGGTAGGCAGTTTCCATACCTGTATTTTGAACTGCGCCTGCTTCGGCTTCAACTGTTACAACTGGTGCAACACCTGTACCGCCGCCTGCAGATGTAACCAATGAAGGTACGTTAATGGTCATGCCATTAGCAGGAAGTGTGCCACGTGAACACGCATCGATAGATGGTGTGCCGAAGCGTGTGTTGGTTGGAAATTCTGATAGATACTGGGTTGGATTAAAACCAGGGTTAGTCGAGAAGCTGTCATCGGCTGCAGTTACGTATAGACGTGAGTCATCGTTACCTAGTGCAGCTTTGATCTTGTGCTCGGTGTATGCGCCCATCGATGTGATAGGTGTGCGTACTGTCTGGCTGTTTAGTGCTGAAGGAAGGATAATTTTACGAGCTGCTTCTACTACTGGCGTAGCCGCTTCCTCTGCCTTATCCTCGCTTGGATTTTCGGGGGCTGTGGTCACAGCGGCCTCGCTTTCTGTTTCGGTCTCGGTTTCGGTTGTTGTGCTTTCGATATGTGTAACTGTGGTGCTTACTTTTGTAGATGTAGATGCTTCTACTTCTACCAATTCTGCTTGCGCAGAAATACTTTGCACGGCTGCCGACTGGAAGGCGGCCGACTCTACGAGACTTACCTCGCGTAGATTTGCAGCCGTGACCAAGAGGTAGCCATCTTTTGGCTCTGAGGCTGTAACTTCAACCCCAACGGATAGGCCATCCATTAGCTGCTCTTGGGCTAGCAAAATTGCATCGCTACCGGCGGTGCTACGGCTTACAGAAAATGAAGCGTACATACCTTGATCGTCTGCGCTGTACGTACGCATGCGCCCTACGACTTTTGAATTATCGTGAGACATAAGCAATTTAACCTTATTGGCATCTGCAATTTTAATACTGCCATTTTTAAATACAACCTTGCCTGCAGATGTGTAGCCGACTTCACCGTATGGCGCGATCTTGCCGCTAATTGTGCGCCCTGCTTCATCGGCTGCAGTAATGCTTGCACTAAATGTTAATATCATTTACTTCTCCGTTACCGTAGGGTGTCATGCTTTCCATTTCGCGTGCTGTCTCGATGTCAATAAGTTCTAGTTGCAGCATCTTTTCAATGGCGCTAAGTCTTGCCATTGTGTCTGCACGTAAAAATGTTTCATCAACGTTGAATTTAACAATGTTGCCATGCGCAGTAATGTCATCCATGCTTAGACGTTCCTCGACTGCACAAATGTAAGGCTGCAGGGAATACGCGACATACTCTTTACGGCTGTCCAAGACGTTTTGATACGTCATGCTGTTATTCATATCGCTGCTTACCATAAACGCCGGAACGTTCATTAAGCGTGCGATTTCCGTAGATAAATACTGGCTGCTTTCGTTGTAGGTCATTTCTTTAGGGCTAAAACCTACTGTTTGATAATCTAAAGTTGAGGTTAAATATGCAGTACTGCGATTTTGTCTAGCGGATTTGAAAGCAGCTAATAAACCTTGCACTTGTGCCTCAGGCAAATCCGCACCCTGGTTTCGGATGATCCCGGTGGGCATCGGTGTAGCTGCAGATATTGCAGCAGCCTTTTGCACATCGAGCGCTGCCTGAATTGTGCGGCCGCCTGTCTCTAACACTCCAGGCAATAGCGACTGAAATGTAACAAGTGAACCAATGCCAGACATCGGCAAAACTTTTCCATCGACTGCATACTGCGCAACTTCGTAACCTGTTGCATCTGTTGTAACTGTTACGCGAGTATTTGCGATCCACTCAAAACCTGATGGGCGGCCATCATCTGCATACAAGGATGTCACGCGCCAGTAAGCAACGCCGTAGAAAATTAAACTATCAACTGTGTAAGCAAGTGTGACTGCACGCGGTTGGCGTATGTCTGGTTGATCTAGCCATAACGGTGACTGCAACTGCTCGCCTGTAGATTTTTTATATAATGCTAAAGGTAGATAACTAATTACACCGCAAACTAAATTACGACACCGCGATACGGTTGCAACCTGCAGCGCTGTCGTGCGGTTCATTACCCCGGCACCGTAACCATTATTAAATAAGCCGCCGTATGAATACTGACCAGCGCCGTAGTAATCGTTCATTATGGCAGGGGCTAGCTGTGCATCTACCTGCACTTTATCTTTACCGCGGATGCCTATAGCCTGTAGTAATCCCATGAGCAGATTTTCTCAAAATGTCAAGCATATTCATGGAAAGGCGCGCCACGCTTAAATGTAGATTTTAGCCTCACTAATTGGCTTGGATAAGTGCATTACGGCCATAGCCATGCTGATGGGCGCGGCCACGCTGCCCTGTGATTTTTTGCGCACGATACGCCAGCCGTGCTCTTTGCTGGAGCTAGCCACGTTATTCATCTGCTCATCAAGCTCTGGCTGACCACCATGCACCACGCGCTTATTGTCGATGGCATCTTTAAAAGTCGAGCACGCGGTATAAAACTGAGCACCGATACATGGCTCTAGCTTCAAGCCGCTATTTACAAGCCGCTCGGCTATGGCAAAAGTGGTGTACGAGTCATGCAAGATTAATTTAGGGTGCCACTTATCGGCCATCTCTTTTATGTCTACGGCTATCTGCAGCTCGTTTACGGCCACAAGACTTTCCCAGGTTTTAGCAAGTGCCAGGCCTATGCGGCCATCTGGTAGCAAACTAGCTGCGATAAGTGAAGCTGATCGGCGCGTGTGCGGATCTACGTCAAATGCAAACATCGTAACCATGCCCGGTGACATGACCATATCTGTATCTGCCAAATCTTCCCATGATCCAGGTGTCCAGGGGCTAGTCATGCCAGTATTTACAAACTGACACAAGGTCTCGGTACGTGCCGCCATGATCGTGCTAGTTGCGATGGTCTCCTCGATCGACTCCTCGCTGATAAGCAGCCCCAGGCTTGGATTTGCCTGCGCCCATGCTTGCCTATCCCAGATGTCGCAGTTTTCATCCGCGCTGTACTCGTAAAACCCTAGCGACTTAGGTGGCCTGGCCATCGAGCGCTCGCGCATGTGTATGAGCACATCGCTATCAGCTGCGCCAGCATTTGAAGTATAAAAGCGCTGCGAGTTAGGGCGTGTAAGCGTTGTGGATTTACTCGCATCCATCGCGGCTTCATTGACCTCACGCAGCTCATCGATCCATAACATATCGGCCGTTAGACCGCGGCTGGAGTCGCTATTCGCAGCTACAACTTCGAGCACCGCGCCATTTTCCAGGATCAGGCGCTCCTTGCCGTTGCTCTTACGGTAGGCGTTTTCGATCTTGCCATCTTTGACCTGCGCTAATAAAAATGGGTTACGCGCCACAATGTCAGCGATGATCTCCAGCGAGCGTTCGGCCATGCGCCGCTGGCTCGACATCATCAAGATATTGCGCTCATCGAAGCAAAACAGCCCTGCCAGTACACGCATACGCAGCATGTGCGATTTACCCGACTGCCGGGCGCAAATGAACAGGCTGGACTTCTTAATAAATTTTCCATCATCAGATATGGAGCACATGTCATCTAAAATAATTCGCTGCCAGGGCAAAAGGGGCTGCCCGATCTTTTCGGCAAGCTCAGCGATCTCACCGCCGCGGGTTTTGGTCTTTAGCCAGGGCGTGTGAAGCCGTGGGTATAAAGCCCCCACAAGCGGCGGTGGACTTTGTACTAATACTGGCTTCATCTGGCTAACTTTCCTTCGTCATCGGGCCTGTATGAACCTTAGTTACCGTCTCAGGGGAGATACGGAAAGG